ATAGGGAGAATGGATTAGTGAAATACTTAGCAGCAGCAGCACTTAGCCTAGCAGCAACGACAGCCTGTGCCGACACCAGTTATTACCTGTTCGGTGATTCCCTGTCGTCCGATGCAGGTGCATGGTCCAGCAAGGTAGACTTCCACGTCAACAACGTGGCACAAGCTGGGAGCCTACTCACACAGTCAGACATACCGAGGCAGCTATCGTGCCACAAGCGGGAAGTCATTTACTGGCTGGGAACCAATGACGCGGGTTACGGCGTACCACAGGGCACTTACCAACAATCTCTGCGTGACCACATGCAATTCCTGGAAGGCAGGGGGTGCAAGGTCTGGATGGTTTTGCCTGTCGTCGTGACTCTGTCACCTGAACATGAGCAGCGCACCCGAGATGCCCGTCAGTGGTCAAAGGCGGTAGCAAAGGACTATAACAACGTGACTGTCCTGTCTGCACCTTACCTGACTGCCGACACCAGCGATGGACTGCACCCAACTGACAGCCGCCACGGGATTATTGCGCGGTGGATAACAAAGAAACTGGAGGAGAAGTAGGATGCACATTAGAATCGAGATGCAAGCAGAGGGCCTCAAACGCCCCGTCACACGCAATTACAACAGCATGAGTGAGGCTATGGATGAGTGGGACAGGTCCCTTGAGGGGGCCCTAGAGGGGGAGCGGTGGCGCTTGATTAACCTAGAGACAGGCTCAATTATGTCGGAGTACGTTAAGCGATGAAAAAGTGCCCACAAGTAGAAATCCTGGAACTGAAGGAGCAGATAGCCAAGCTACAGGCAGTGATAGCGGAGGCTCTAAGCAGCATGGAGTATTACTCTCCGTCATTAGGTGAGATGTGGCTAGTGCAGGACAGCGACATAACAGCGATGCAGGATACCATCAAGGAGGTGGAGCGATGAGTATTGACTATTTAATAGGTCTTGGGACGGGTTTGGCTGCATCTTACACCGCTTATATACTGTGGGCGGCTGATAACGCTGGACTTCTGTAATGACTGCCATCAAGGAGGTAGAGAGTGATTAGTTGCCCGATATGTAGAGGTACAGAGACACACAAGATGGACTGCCAGAACGCAACTTACGTAGAGCGGCTACAGGCAGAGGTCGAGCGGCTGAAGGGTGACATGCAACGGATATACGATAACTGCTCAGACATAGACATGGTTATCGACATAGCAGCAGCAGCACTGGAGGATAAGTAATGGCTGTCTATCGCTGTCAAGAATGTGATTCATACGTGGACAACGACTATAGCCCTTGCGAAGTGGTTAAAGGTGAGTTAGTATGTCCTGACTGTTACGAGGAAATGCAAACGGAGGATGAGATTGATGGATAATACAACACAGTACGACATTGGCATGTTGTTTGAGGACATGTCGGAGGGTGAGCGTTGTCATATGGTAAACAAGCTGTACAAAGAGGGCTACATGGCAGTCAAGGCGCGTGCTACGATTGACGAGCTGTCTAGGGAGTTTGAAATCCTGGATTCAGCCTGTGACTTCTGGAAACAGGAAGCAATAGATAGGGGGTACGAGGAATAAAAACTTGACACAGGCCGATACTCCTGTATAATATAGGTATAGGGTGAAGAGAAGGCATCCTACTTACTCCTTCTCAATTTCAATTATCTCGTTTGGAGGGATAAATTATGACTGGACTTGTAACTAGCGGTATCGTAGCATTCAGCAACCTTGATGAGCATGAAGTGTTCGACGGGCAATCCACAGGTCGCTACTCGATGGTGATTAACATGGAGCCTAAGGAGGCCTCTGTGCTGGAGGACATGGGTGTCAAGCTGCGTGAGTACGATGGTAAGGCGCAGCGTAAGTTCGCGTCCAAGTACAAGGTAGACGTACTGGACATGGACAACAACCCTGTGCAGGGTGAGGTGCCTTATGGCTCTAAAGTGCGGCTGTTGTGGAAGGACGGCCAGAAGCACCCGCAGCATGGTGTAGGCACCTACCTCAACAAGGTGCGCGTGGTTGAGTTCGCTGAGCATGACCTTGATGAGACCCCAGAGGAGTTCTAGGAGTGGCGAACCACAAGAACCCCTGTGTGGACTGTGGTGATAGTACGGCGTGCTCTATCTACGACGATGGGCACACCTACTGCCACAAGTGTGATGCGTGGAGGGCCTCCTACGGGGGGTCCTTCGTTCCAACTACGAAGAGAGTGAGTAAATTAGAGATGAGTGGAACAGTAGGTTCAATTAAGGACCGTAAGATTAGCAAGGCAACGTGCGAGAAGTACGGTGTCACAGTGGTTCCTGGGGCTGATGGGCACCTAGTGTCACATTACTACCCGTACTACAACCTTGAGACCAAGCAGATTACTGCCACCAAGCAGCGCAAGTGTGCTACTAAGGACTTCTACTGGTCAGGTGACCGTAGTGGTACAGGCCTGTTCGGACAGAACACCTGTCGAGGTAACGGCAAGTACATTACTATCACAGAGGGTGAGGCAGACTGCCTAGCCGTGGCTGAGATGTTTGATGCCAAGTGGGACGTAGTGAGCCTTAAGGACGGTGCACAGACCGCTGAGAGGGACATATCGGAGAACATTCAGTTCCTCGAAGGGTACGACAATATCATTCTGTGCTTCGACATGGACACAGAGGGCCAGAAGGCAGTCGATAAGGTCAAGGACAAGTTCAGCCCTAACAAGCTGAAGATTATGACCCTGCCCATGAAAGACGCTGGAGCCATGCTACAGAAGGGTAAGATTCGGGAGTTCACTAAGGCATTCTGGGAAGCTAAGAGCTACCTGCCTGTGGGCATCGTGAAGGTAAGTGAGACATGGGACGAAGTACTCAAGTACCGCGACACACCATCTATACCGTACCCTTGGGAGGGACTCAATGACATACTGCAAGGTCAACGTAGGAAGGAAATCAACATCTGGGCAGCTGAGACAGGTATCGGTAAATCTCAGACCATGCGTGAGATTCAGGACCATCTTGTGTCTTCCACCAAGGATGAGGTGGTTGGCTGTCTCATGCTGGAGGAGAGTATTGCGAAGACTACCCTAGGGTGGATGTCCTTCAAGGCTGGTCGCCCACTGCACAAGGAACTCAACACCATACCGGATGAGGAACTAAAGAAGTACTGGGAGCTGGCTACTGCTGGTGACCGTATGGTACTGCTGGACCATAAGGGCTGGGGCTCTAACCTCGAGACCTTGAAGGCACGCATCCGGTATATGAAGCACGCTATGGGCTGCAACACGATTGTACTGGACCACCTACACATTGCCTTGAGTAGTGTACAGGGAGCGACAGGTGACTGGTCAGGCATCGACGAGCTAATGACGGACCTCGTAGGCATGGTCAACGAGCTGGACATATGTATGCACCTCGTGTGCCACACGTCCGGTGACCGCACCTTGAGGGGGTCTAAGGGCATCTCTAAGCTGGCCGATGCTGTCATATTCTTAGAGCGTGATAGCCAACACGAGGACCCTGAGATTGCCAACACAACGGCGGTGGTGGTCACTAAGAACCGCTGGGCTGGCGACCAAGGCATTGCCTGCTACCTTAAGTACGACCCTGCGACACACCGTATGACTGAGTGTGCTGCACCAATTGACGACGGAGGCACAGACGGTGAGTTCTGAGGCATACATTGACATAGAGACAGACGGTCTCAACCCAACTAAGATTCACCTTTTGGGTCAACTGGTAGACGGAGTGTACACTGAGCACTTCCAGGATTTCACCTACGAAGAAGGAGTAACGTACTATGCACACAATGGTATTGGTTTTGACTATCCTGTCCTCAATCGTCTGTGGGGCTGTGGTGATTCTAACACTGGAACAAGCCTTCAGGACACGCTGGTACTTTCAAGACTTGCTAATCCTAGCCGCGATAACGGCCATTCCCTTGACGCTTGGGGCAGCACTCTGGGTTATGCCAAAGGCGACCACTCAGACTGGACACAACTGTCAGATGAGATGCGTACATACTGCAAGCGGGACGTGGAACTGCTCAGCAAAGTCCATAAGCGACTACAAGTGGAGCTTAGAGGCTTCAGCGAAGAGTCCATTGAACTTGAGCACCAAGTAGCACGTATCATACATCAACAGGTTGAAAACGGCTGGCTGCTGGACCAAGGCAAAGTCTGGGACCTACTGGCCACCCTCAAGGAGAAAAAGTTTGAATTGGAAGACGAAGTACACACAACTTTTAGACCAGTCGCAAAGGCTGTGCGTGAAATTACCCCCAAAATCAAGAAGGATGGGACAACCAGCAAAGTTGGCCTTAAGTATCTTGGTGATGACTGTCTTCTGTTGGTGGGTGGGACTCACACACGTATAGAGTTTGAGGACTTCAACCTAGGGTCCCGTAAGCAGATAGGAGAGCGTCTGGTAGCACTTGGTTGGAAGCCCACTAGCTTCACACCTACAGGTCAGCCAATCGTCTCAGAGAGCGTCCTGATGCGTCTGGAGGGGTTCCCCGAGGCTGAGCTGATAGCTGACTTCCTGACAGTGCAGAAGCGCCTTGCGATGGCTCAATCCTGGCTTGACTTCGTACAAGAAGATGGTCGAGTACATGGTCGAGTGAACAGCAACGGTGCAGTCACAGGTCGCATGACACACTACGAGCCCAACATGGCTCAAGTCACAGCGGGTTCTAAGATATACGGCAAGGAGATGCGTGAGTGCTGGACTTCGCGTGACGGGTACAAGATTGTAGGTTGTGATGCCTCAGGCCTAGAGCTGCGTATGCTGGCACACTACATGGCTGACGATGAATACACTAAGGAGGTTTTAGATGGAGACGTACATACAGCTAATAGGGTTGCAGCTGGACTACCTACAAGAGACACAGCAAAGACTTTCATCTATGCTTTCCTCTACGGAGCAGGAGACGCAAAGATTGGAAGCATTATTGGAGGCAACGCCGCAGATGGCAAGAGACTTAAAGCAAAGTTCCTCGCCAACACCCCTGCTCTCAGAACTCTTAGAGGAAGAGTGGAACAAGCTGCTAAGAGGGGTTGGCTCAAGGGACTTGACGGTAGAAGAATCTATGTCCGAAGTAGCCATGCGGCGCTTAACACGCTACTTCAAGGTGCGGGGGCAGTAGTGATGAAGAAGGCCCTAGTGTTCCTTGATGAGTCAGCTAAGGAACATGGGCTGGACTACAAGTTCGTGGGAAATATCCACGATGAGATGCAAGCGGAGGTCTTAGAGGCACACACAGACTTCTTTGGAGAGCTGGCAGTACAGGCAATAGAAAAGGCAGGGGAACACTTCAACCTACGGTGTCCCACCACTGGTGAGTATAAAGTAGGCGATAACTGGAGTGAAACACACTAATGGACATTAAAGCTAGGGACTTGGTTGTCTCCCCCTGTACCCGCAAAGAAGTGTCCTCGTTTATAGAAGAGAACCATTATTCACACAACATCAACGGGGTTAAATCAAACTACTGCTTCCAAGTAACTTACAATGAGGAGCTAGTAGGTGCTGTCCTCTACGGCCAGATGTCAACAACTGCGTGGAAAAAATTTGGAGATACTGAAAAGGAAGTCTTGGAGCTTAGACGCCTAGTCCTCTTGGATAAGTGCCTACGCAACAGCGAAAGCAGGGTGATAGGCTTCACGCTTCGCTGGCTCAAAAAGAATGCCCCCTGCGTTAAGACTGTTGTTTCTTATGCCGACCCAAACCACGGCCACGAGGGGGTGATTTATAAGGCCTCTAACTTTAAGCTAGTAGGCATGAGCGGTGCTGACAAAGCCTTTAGAGACGTAGAGACAGGACGTACATACCACTCTAGGGCACTACGAACCAAATATAAGGGGGAATACAAGCCGTTTGTGAAGCGCCTGAGAGACCGATTAGATAAGGGTCTTTTAGAGCCCATAGTACTTATGCCTAAATACTGTTACACATATCAATTAACTAAGGAGACACACTAATGAAAACAGTTGATACCCTTATAGGGGACATATACCGTCTCCTCGAAACCAAGAAGATACCGGAAGGAGTGGATATAGATGAGCAATGTGCCATATTTGGACGAGAGATGGCAGACGTACTACGAGAGCAGCTCACCACACAGTACGATGGTCGTGGTAGGCTCCGTCTATCTGGAATCGGAAAACCCGACAGAAAGCTACACCACGGTTACAACGGTGTGGAGGGAGAGCCCATCACAGGGTCTACTTATGTCAAGTTTTTATACGGCCACCTCGTCGAGTCAATGCTTCTGGCACTGACACGCTGTAGTGGACACTCTGTTACTGAACAACAGAAGGAGGTGAAAGTTGGTGGAGTTAAAGGTCATATTGACGGATACATTGACGGGGTGCTCATGGACGTCAAATAATGCAGCAGTTATGGATTCAAAAAGTTTCAAAGGGGAACACTCCACGAGGACGACCCCTTTGGATATATACCTCAGCTCCGTAGCTATGCACACGCTGAGCAACAGTCTACCTACGGGTGGCTTGCGATGGACAAGCAAAATGGAACCCTCGCATGGCTCCAGTACGACGAGAACCACGACGGAGCAGCCTACGGAGACGCCATAGACTGGGACGTAGAGCAGAGGGTCAAAGATGTAAAGCTGCTCGTGGACGGGAGTTTGCCAGACGTCTGCTACGACCCAATACCAGATGGCAAGAGCGGAAACATGAAATTGCCTTCGGGCTGCGCCTTCTGCGAGTTCAAGCACAAATGTTACCCAGACTTGCGCGTATTCGGATACGCCAGTGGTGCAAGGTACCTTACAAAGGTCGTACGTGAGCCTAATACACTTGAAATACCGGAGGGGTTCTGATGCCTAACTTTAGAAGCAAGCTAGAAGAAATGGTAGCGGCCCTGCTGGGCAAGGAATGGAAGTACGAGCCATTCAAGATAAAGTACACCACTAAGCACACCTACACGCCAGACTTCGTGCATGACACAGGCACCGGGGAAATCCTGGTGGAGGTCAAGGGGTTCTTTAGGGAAGGTGACACACAGAAGTACAAGGCCATCAGGGACACCCT